CTCTTCATTAAAACTCATTTTTCTAAGGGGGTTGAAAATGCCCATCGGGGCAGGGATAAAGATTGAACTCCTGTTTTACACCAGCTTGGCCAATCATCAAGCAGGCGACATTCGGCAATCTTATCTAGAGCTTCTCTAGACAGTTTTTGCCCTTCTTGCAACGCATCATCATCAAGCTCCCATAATCCAACATCAAATGGATATTCAGATTGCACAACAAGAAAGATAAATCTTTTTGCTGATGGAATACCAGATAGATAATGAGCGCATTGAAGATGGTACTTGAAGTTAGCAACAGCCTTTGCAAAGTCTCTAGGGTTTGCTCCTGTTCTACTGGTTTTTAAATCTACAATAGTTTCTTTATTCAACCAATCGGGTCGGCACTTACAGGTTAAACCAGAGGTAGTATCTTCCCACCAGTATGATTTTTCTGCAATACCAAAACTAAGCAGCTTCTTGGCATGAGGTTCTGAAAAGACCGCATCTCTCATCTTGATGGCATTGGCCATATCAGATTCAGTAACAGCAGTCATGCCTTTTTCTTCAGCTTCTTTTGCCTCTTCCTTACCTTTTTTGGTTGTTCTGGATGATACAGCAACAAACCTTTTTGTAAGTTCATCAGGTTCTAAAACGGCACAATGGGTCAATGTTCCCAAGAGCATTGCACTTGTCGGTTTATGTTCTGGCCTTTCGGGATTAAGAAAAGAGTTCCAGTAAGCTCTTGGCCCATGAGATACCATTACTTTTTGCATAGATGCTGAGATCGCAGAATCAGCATGGTATTTTTCGTTTGAAATCTGGGTTGATCCTGTTGTCATGAGTCTGTGTACCTCTTAGTGTGAGGGCCATATTGCATCATCAAACGTGGCCATGTTTTCAAAATAAGTGCTTTATCCTGTGGCATTGCAACAAGACCAGCCTGTGCTAATCGTTTTAAAAATGGTGATGCTTCAGGAGAATCAATTACAGATGCAAATGTATTAAAGATTTCTTTCTCAGTCATAGTTAAGATTGGGTTGCCGAGGTCGGAGCGTTCAGGGGTTGGTCGCTTCTTCCTCGGTTGTTTATGGAAGCGCAGACCAAGATCATATTCACTCATCATCTTTTGGCTAGCTCCTGACAGGCAACCTCGACATTATATGTAAAGCAATCTATCCTGGTAGATTGAAGTAATGAATCTGAGATGGCAAAATATCCTATGCCAAAAATGCAAAGGTAAAGAAATAAATGTTTCATGGGGTTGGGTTTCAGGGGCTTTCTAATAATAACTAACGGTCAACACTTGTCAACTGTTCATGGATATCTTTTACTCTTTGAAGTGGTATAGCTGCACATTGTGGCACAAGACTATTTCCAAGAGCCTTTATTCTGTTTTTGTCCAATCGAGAGGAAACCCCATCAGTAGTTCGCTGAATTGTGGGTTCAACACCATATTCTCTCCAGTTTGGGTTGAGTCTGTGCTTTGTGTTTCTCCATTTGTAATTATTAATACTGCATCTCTCAGTTTCACTCCCCATCTTTCGCCCTTGTCGTTCACTCTGAAAAAACTTCCGTTCTTGTATTGAACGTCCTTTGCTATTCCCCCCTCTATATCCGAAGCTGTTGGTGTCGGTAGAAACTCCGAGCATATACCATCTGTCACGTTGGTGGGCTGCTCCAAGATAGCTTGCTGGAAAAGTTGCCCATTGACATTCATAAAACCCTGTCTCGTAAATGTCTCTGAGAACGATGTCCAATCCGTTACTAAGGATCGCTGAAACGTTTTCCAAGATGAAGTACTTTGGTCGTACCATGCGTATGGTTCTGAGGAGTTGAAACCATAGACCAGATTTTGAAGTTTCTGTAATGCCCTCCCTTCTCCCTGCCTGTGAAATCGACTGGCACGGAAATCCCCCGCATATGATGTCGAATTGAAAAGGCTCTGCTGTGAATGTTGTGATGTCATCGTGGATGGGAACGTGTGGCCAATGTTTGTTTAATACTTTTTGACAGTATGGATCAATCTCAATAAATTGTGTAGTTTCAAAACCGCCAACAAGTTTTTCAGCAGCATAAGAGAATCCTCCTATACCGCTGAAAGTATCAAGTAATTTTAGTTTTTTCACTTATTCATTTACAAGATCATTAGGTTCTACTTCTTTTTGCAAAAGATCAACAAGATAAGCTGTCTGTTTATGTAATTCATTTATCTTTTCATCAATATCTGATACAGAATATAGTCCGGCATCAAACTGTTTCATCTGATTTAAATAAGCACTTCCATACTTGTTTATCTGATGATAAAGAACCCCATGCAAGTTCTGTAAACTCTTTTCTGCTTCATATAAAACATCATGTAATTTTTTACATTCAGATAAAGGCTTAATTTCTTTTGAATCTTCTTCTTGTTCCCATATTTTTATGGGTGGACTATCATCTTCAAAACTGGGTGTAACATACTTGTTGGTTGATTGTGTTGAAGGATCATAAAGTTGCTTCGGTGTTTCAACAAGTTCTTGTATCGTATTTATTCTTGGCTTTGTCCTGTTATCTTTTGCTCTTTGTTCATAAGCGAGTTCTCTTACAGTAGTAAAAGAGGGTATTTTGTCAGTACCAGCTTTGCTACACGCAGTTTTCCATATATTTATTGTTTTTTTTATTTTTTCAAAATCTTCTTCATCATACTTATCTGGGTTTTTACTAGGTAAAGGTATATATCCCATTAGTTCCATCGCATGAGAAATAGAAGGTAAAAACTCAAACGTTTGAGTTTTTGAAAATATTTCTGTCCTTAGCATATAAAAAGCTCTTAAATTATTAGCAGTACTGGGTTTAATTGGCTCAGAATTATCAGTAAGATTTTTTGAATCTTGTTTTAAATAATCTTCCCAATTTCTACCGCCTTTATTACCTCTATAAAGTTTTTCTCTACAGATATTTATAAGAGCTTTTCCTTGAATTAATCGTTGTTCGTTTTTAGTACAATCAGCAGATTTAAAAATAGTTTCTAATTCAACTTTTCTTTGAAGTTCTTGTGGTGTCATAGGAGACTCTTCAAGAATCTCCGTTTGACCAACAATCTCAGGAATTATTGCATTACTCATTGTTGTTACCTGTTTCTGGGCTAATTACATCAGCAAGTTTTAAAAACTTTTGTTGTGCTACGGGTAATGATGGTAAATGTTCAAAATCACTATTTTTTGCATGTTTTGCAAGTGTAATAATCTTTTCTAATCTTGATTCCATCTGGTTATACCATTTAGCTATTTCTTTATCAGTAGCAGCAGCACTTAATAAAGTCACTGTCATGTTTAAACTGTCAGGTCTTAACACCAGGTTATAAGCAGTATTCAAATATTTAGCTGCTTTTTTTAGATTTGATAAAACTGAATTATCAGTAATTGTTTTCTTACCCAAAGATTTTAGGTAATTATTAACTGAATCAACAATAACAGCGATAGGAATAGGTTCATTTTGATTCAAACCATGTTTTTCAGCACCTCTTAAAGCCATTATTGGAGAAGTAAAAAAAACACCATTCCAAACAAAATATTCCCAACTAGGATCTTTCAACATTCGATCAGAAAGTGCGTGTTGGTTCTGATCCATTTCTGCTTTTAATTGTTTTGGAGTAATTTCATCTAAAAGATAATTACCAATTTGCTGTGGTTTTTTCTCACGCATAAAAAAAGTAGTAGAAGTCATTGAATAAATAAGAGACATATACACTCTAGAGTGTATAGACGCTTTAGGTAGTTGTCAACTTGAATTCATTACTTTTACATCAAATCCTTTTTCCTTCAACTCCTCAATCCTGTACTTCTGAATTTCACTCAATCTACCCTTCTCGCTCTTGACCTCAATAAACTTGACCTCATCTGGTTTCATGCAGATTAAATCAGGAAATCCAGCTTTGTTGCACATAATTAATTTGATTACTGTCCACCCTTCTTTCTCGTGCCTGTCGATCAGCTTCTTCTGATATTGAGCTTCTGTCATTTCTATAATGCTTAATCGTATAGCTTTCCTTTGATTGTACTACCGAATAAATTTTTGGCTCGATTCCCTTCTCTGCAAAAATATAATGTATTTTATTTTTTCTATCCCTGCCAAGAAAACTTGCTCTTTCCCTGCCCTGCAAATAACTTAATGCAGAATAATCAATACCCAAAAATATAAGATGATCGGCACTGCTTAAATTAACACCCTCTCTGCAGCTCTTGACCTGACCAATAAAAACGGAATCGCTGACAGCATTGAATATATCTGGATCATCTGTTGCTCTAGCACCAAAACTTTCTCTAAGCATTTTGCCTTCGGCAATAAAACAATATAAAATGGCAATCCTTCCACTGAAGTTATTTTTTATATATTCAATCTTGCTTTTATCAAATACAACAGCACCATGATTCTCAGTAATCACATGGCCGTTATAAATCTGCCTTAATTTGCTCATTACTTTAGCCCCTGTATCTGCAACAACTGATCTTCTTGTTGGGCTGCCGATAACACCATCTTTTATAATTCTCAATGCCAACCTGTATGTTCTTCTGGACATTTTCACCATATGCACTTGCTCCTCAACTTCCTGAGTGAAACCAGCTTCTTTCTGGGTCATCTGCACTGTATAAGGTTCAATGTCCTTTAATATTCTGCTTTGCCTTGCATCTGAATAATCTTTGATCACAACACCAGTTCCAACTCTTTTTTCCTTTACATCAACATAGTCACTAGCCCATCTGTAAAAATTCTGATATTTACTCCACAGAAAAGGTGTCAATGACCACTGGTGATATAACTGGCTAAAGCTCTCAGGACTTGGTGTTCCACTCATCAGAATGATGCTGTTATATCTAAGCTGCAAGATATTCTGATATCGTTGAGATGGTTTTGGAAATGCACCAACACTATGGGCTTCATCAACGATGATCATATTCCAACTCGTACCCTTAAAATTTTTTAACTGTTCAAAGTTAGTTATGGATACTACCCTCTCAAGATTCATCTTCTCAACATCACTTTTTATACTTGGTATTGCTTTTTTCTTGGTAATCACCAACACCTTTTCAAGTGCCATATTCCTGACAACAGACAGTGCAACCATTGTCTTGCCTGTTCTGCACTCACCACTTAAATATGCACATTTCTTGATCTGACAAAGCCTGATCAATTTTCTGCTTGCTGCTTTTTGATATTCTCTTAATTTAACCATTGCACATACTGTATATGGTGGTATCTTACCCTATAGTTACACATAAACAACCCTAGATATGGAACAAGAGCAAACATTAAAAACAATTAATATTCAACTCTCTCAAGGTCAGATAAAATGGCTTGATGATAACAAGGGTTCTGAATCAAGATCCTGTTTACTCAGACTAATAGTTTCTGAAAGAATGGAGCAGGCTGCATAACAATGGATATAAAAGAAGAATTGCTTGGCCTTCCCAAGCACTGGGGTTTTGTTGCCGTTCAAAATAAAAGACCTTATCAAAATGATTGGCAGAATAATCCACTTACTCGCTCGCAACTGTTCAAAGAAATCTCTTCAAAAAAATCTACAGGTATCGGTGTATGCTGCGGTGTTCCTTCAGGTGGTTTATTATTTCTTGACCATGATGGGCCATCAGCTGCAAAAATATTAGGTGAATGGGGTTTCTCTCTTTCTTCACTTCCACCATCATGGATGGTCACATCAGGTCGGGTTGGTAGATTTCAAATCATTTACCAAGTCCCAGAAAAGTATTGGTCAAAGATAAAAACACGCAAATTTCAGACAGGTGTCAAAGATGAGGATGGTTCTGTTGAACAGATCGAACTGCGGTGGAATGGTACACAATCCATAGTTTCTGGTAAACATCCAAAGACTGACGGCTATAGGTGGATGGATGGTCGTTCACCAAAAGATCTAGAAATTGCAGAAGCTCCATTTACCATAATCGAAAAGATGATGGAGTCGAAAAAGAAAAAAACACTACAGATACAAACCCTTAACTCAGATACAGATAAGGCACGTTCTCTTCTTCAATCAATAAATCCAAACCGTTTAGATGATTATGATGCTTGGCTAAAAATCGGAATGGCTGCACATTCAGTGGGTGATAATTCTCTTCTTCATGATTGGGAACAGCTATCACAAAAGAACAGTAAATATCAATCAGGGGAATGTGAAAAGAAATGGGCATCATTTAAATCATCTGGGGTTTCTCTTGGCACTCTTCAAAAGTTTGCTTCAGAAGATGGTTGGACTCCACCGCCACGATCTTTTCCAACCTCAATAAAACCAGCAGAAGAATCAAGTCCTGTTCCTCGTAAATTAGAACAACTCACATCACAGGAACTAATAAACTTTCTGCGCAACCTAAAACAGGAAATTAGATTTAATACCTTTTCCCATTCAATCGAAATGGATGGCAAAGTGATTAAAAATATTGAACTTTTTTATCTCACACTTGCAGAACTTGGTTATAAAGTGCCGAAAGAAATGGCCATTGATTGCCTCCTAAAAGTAGCTCATGAAAATGAATATGATCCTGTAAAACTTTATCTTGATCATTGCTGCAACGAAATAGAACCAGAACTTTATGGTATTGAAAGATTGGCCTCGACATATTTAAGACCACAGGATCAAAAACTGAAAGAACCGACTATTTATGATGTGATGTTGAAACTTACTCTTATAAATGCGGTAAGGAGAGTTTACATACCAGGTTGTAAGCATGATTCAGCAACTGTTCTTCAAGGTTCACAAGGAATAAAGAAATCATCATTTTGGCAGACATTGTTCGGCCCTTTCTTTTCAGATGCTCTCGGTGACATTTCTTCAAAAGATGATCTTCTTGTCCTACATCGTTCATGGGGAATGGAATGGAGCGAAATTGACGGGGTCACAAGTCGTAAACACGCAGGGGTTGTAAAGGCATTTCTATCAAGGTCAACCGATCTTCTCAGAGTTCCATATGGTAAAGCTGTAGAAGAATGGCCAAGAAGAGGAATAATTGTTGGAAGTTCCAACCGTGATTCTGGTTTACTAATTGATGACACAGGAAACAGACGTTTTCATATAATCCCATGCACCACAAAATCAATTGATCTTGATTCCTTACAACTTGAAAGAGATGCTTTGTGGTCGGCTGCAATACATTTATTTAAAAATAATGAATCACATTTTCTCTCTTATGAACAAGAAAACCAGATTGAAAAAGAAAATCTTGGCTACATGGTAGATTCGCCCTGGCTTTCTGTAATCACCAACTACCTGAACGACCCAGCTAATGCAATGAAGGATATAACAATAGAACTTCTTTTAGCCGAAGCGATAGAAAAACCAATCGAAAGACAGACGAAATCTGACACAATGACTGTCTCATCCATTCTCAAATCCTTACATTATGAAAGAAAAAGAAAACGAGTATCGGGAACACCTAAATGGGTGTGGTTCTCACCTGTTCTCACCTCTGTTCTCACTACTGGGAACGGCTAAAATCCTTGATATAACTATTTTATATATATATGTTCTCTATGTTCTCTATGTTTTATATATAAATATAATAATAGGTAATATATAGGGAAATATAGGGTTAGGTAAGTTTGTAGCATTTCTGGGAACACTTGGGAACGTGGGAACACCTTGCAGTCTCAAATGAGTCTCAAATTACACAAATATTCATATTCTCGCTTTTCCGTGTAACATCTATGTAATGGCTAAAAAAGGTACAAAAATAGAAACTCTCATGAGGTCACGAGAACTTGGCGAGATTATTGCCAAGGGAGGTCGTAGATCTGATTGCGTTAGATATGCTTTGAAAAAATGGGGGGTCAGTGCTACAACAGCAGATAAATATTTAGAGATAGCTAGAGCCGAAATGAAAGCAGATTGGGATATGGAAAGGCCAGAAATGGTGGCGAATCTTTTAGCTCAAGCTGCAACGCTACAGATGGAAGCAAGGGAAAAAGGTCATTTACATATTGCCCTTGGTGCAATCAATACAGCAGCTAGACTTGCACAGATTATTTCGTGAGCATTTTAGATACAGTTCAACCTGGGAAAGTTTTATATCAAATCGGTGCTTATGATTTACCAACAGCAAGTGAGGCGATAGAGCGCATCAATCAGGATTTACTTCCGCATCAATCAAAGTTTTGTGATGACCTCGACCATAGAAAATTAGCTCTTGTCTGTGGCTTTGGTGCTGGAAAAACTCATGCGTTAATTTCAAAATCTTGCATACTAGCAGCACTTAATGTTGGTCATGTGTCGGCAATCTTTGAACCGACTGCGCCAATGCTCAGAGATATTCTGCAAAGAACGATGAATGAACTATTGGATCAATGGCAGATTCCTTATACATTCAGAGCATCGCCATTACCTGAGTACAATTTAGAATTTGCAGAGGGAACACATACAATCTTGCTTAGAACAATGCTTACATATCAAAGATTGCGAGGCCAAAATCTTTGTGCAGTGGGATTTGATGAAGCTGACACTATCCCAAAACGAGAGGCGGAGAGTGCAATGAATATGGCACTAGCAAGACTTAGATCTGGAAATGTTCAACAGTTTTATGCAACAACAACTCCAGAAGGTCATGGCTGGGCATTTGAAACTTTTGAAAAAAATAAAAAGTCTGACACAGGATTGATCCAAGCAAAGACAAAAGATAATCCTTATCTGCCTGACAATTTTATTCAATCTCTTGAGGAAAATTATCCACCGCAGTTAATAAAAGCTTACTTGCTAGGCCAATGGGTCAACCTCACAAGCGGTCAGGTTTATAACAGGTTCTCTAGGGAGTATCATGTCATCAACAAAATACCGTTTGATATCAAGATGGAGACTTTACTTTGCGGTATAGATTTCAATGTGATGAACTGCAACTGCGTCATTGGTGTCAGAGATGGTGACAAGTTGGTAATAATTGATGAGATATCAAAACAAAAAGATACAGATGCGTTGGCACAAGAATTACTTAGACGTTATCCTTCAAACAGAATATTAGTTTACCCTGACGCTAGTGGTTCAGCACGTTCAACGATCAATGCATCAAAGACAGATCTTGCAATACTCCAAGGTTACGGCTTCGGTTCAATGGCTCTCAAGAGCAACCCCTTTATCAAAGATCGAGTTGCAACCGTCAATGCGTTACTACAGAACGGCAAAGGGGAAAGACGTTTGGCGATTCATGCCAGTTGCTCTCGTTTAATTGAGTGCCTTGAGTTGCAGAGTTACGATGAAAAGACAGGAGACCCAGACAAACAGAATGGTTATGACCATATGAACGATGCCTTGGGGTATTTAATTTATCGTGAATTTAATTTGCTCTATGGTAGGGCAGGCAAGCGAACAGGGATTAGAATATATTAAAAGTAATGGTACTATGAGGAAAAACCCGTGTATAGTTCTCTGAATATTTACAATCAGCCTGTAACACTAGCTCCTACAACGGTTGCAAGTCCAAATGCTGCCTATCAGAGAATGGCTAATTTCTGGGGTTTGGTTGAAGATTTGAAAGAGGGAACATATAAAATTAGATCTGAACATAGAAAATATTTAAACCAAGAACCAAGAGAAACTGATGATGCTTATGACACAAGGTTGGCAAGGTCAACAGTAGTGCCATACTTGCAGCGTATTGAGAAGATGTTGTCAGGTATGCTCGTAAGAAAACCAATCAGACTTGATGATGTATCTGATTTAGTTAGAGAGCAGCTATTTGATGTTGACCTTGAAGGTAATGATCTTAATGTTTGGTTATATCAAACAGCTAGGGTTGCGATTTCTTTTGGTCATGTCGGGGTTTTAGTTGATGCACCGAAAGATGGAGAGAAGGCAAGGCCATATTGGGTTACTTATGCTCCTAAAGATATTCTTGGTTGGAGGACAGAGATTGTTGATGGTGTAAGAAAATTAACGCAGCTACGATTGATGGAACAGGTGGTTGAATCTGATGGTAAGTATGGGGAAAAGATTGTAAAACAAATCAGAGTGCTTGAGCCTGGGCGATATGAAATCCATAGAAAAAACAATAAAGGTGAATATAAATTACATGATGAGGGAGAGATGAGCATAAAGGATAAGATTCCTTTCTCTGTTGCATATTCAAACAGGGTGGGAATGTATGAATCACGCAGTCCTTTGT